ATAATGAGGTTTCAGTACTATATCGTAAGATATTCCTATATTAACTACAAAAGCGTCTCTAATATTAAGAGCATCTGTCACCATCATATACTGTGAGAGATACGTTTTTAAGTTATTTTTTAGAGTAGGGGATGCTTGTATTAGATTCTTATTAATATCGTATGCAAGAGTATATAGGGAGAGGGATAGCGGATTGCTGTCAATAAGTAAATCTGTTCTTAAATTAGGATTTGTTAGTTGATCTTGAACAACGTGTACTTTTGCAATTGAACCATACTTAGAAGGTAGGGAAAGTGCTCTAACTAGATAATCCGATAAAGTAACTGCCCTTCCTTGTTCACTAAAAGCCCTTATAGAATTTTGTCTAAGCTCTTCTACTGAATCTCCGTCTTTCCCACCTACTGCTGGTAAGGGGTTATTAAAAGTAACCGAAGAGGTGTCTCCTGATACTGCTCCTCCGTATGATACTAATGTCGTAATCGTATTTGCCGGGACATTCGCTGATACTCCTCCTCCTGTCAGATATTTTATAGTTAAGGTTAATCCTGAAGAAGGAGCTAAACCGTATGTCTGGGTATAGATAAAGTTAGAAGGATCATAAGCGTAGTCTAGTCTAGAGATTCCTTGAGAGCTTGAACCTAAACCTACGTTAGTAGGGTCGGGAGTTATTTGTTCATCTGTTACACTGGTGCCAATAATTCCTGCTCCGAACTGTACTGTAAGGTCCCCTGTTGAAGTAAATCTCGTTACGAATCTTCTAGGGACTTTCTGAAGAGATAGGGTATAGGGAACTGAACTACTATCATTTCCTGAATTTGCATTATCTAAGAATATAGTGTCTTGTCCTAAAAAAGGAACTTCATACCACGTATTATTACTGCTATCGGTGATTGAAAGTACTCCTAGTATGTTTGTATCCGAGATTGTGATTGTCTTGAATTTCTCTACAGAAGTAATGGTCTCGGTATGTGTTGATATTTGTCCAGAATACGCATCGACCTGTTTTACTAAGTTAAAGCTATCAGGTTGTCCGTTTGTATCTAAGGAAGCAACTCGAACTGTTGTCGGATCGTATGAACTAGAGAAAGAGAAATCAACCGGAGTGTCTGTAATAAAATTAGTTTGCCCGTTTGAAGTGGATTTTACAACAGTATTAGCGGGTATCACTAGAGTCTGAGACCAGTCAGGCTCTCCTCCGGTAACTACTCCTACGGTTTGGCTTACTTCTAGAGTTACTTGAGATACTGTAGATATTTTTGGACGATATCCCATCTGGTATGCCAGTGTATATAGGTTAGCGGGATTCTTAGCATACTGTAAATATGTCTCTTGTAGTTGTGTATCTTGGTAAAATGATAATACATCTCCTACGTAAGCTGCCATTTCAATGAACATCGTTCCTGGTGCAGCTGGAGAGAAGTCATTATATGTGTCTGGAAAATAATTCTGAGCATACTCTATTAACTGAGCTCTAAAGTCAGTAAAGGTCTTATTTACGTATTTTATATCTCTATCTTGAGTCATTATTGTGCAAAGTTAATTGATAGTTGATCTTGTATATTTGTTTGAAGAACTCCATACTGTATGTAAATCGTAATAGTATTTGAATCTTGTAATTCCGATACTACCATGTTAACTATGTCTACTGTAGGGAACCAGTTATTTATTCCTGAGCGTATTCTTTCTTTAATTTCATCTTCTTTATCAGCAGTCATTTGCTCGAAAAGCATCCCCCGTATACCTGCCCCGAAACTGGGATTAAAATATCTCTCTCCTGGTTCGGTTAACAGAAAATTAATTAGGTTAGACTTAAGAGCATCCTTGGTAGTATAGGTGGAATTAAATACATCCTTTGCTGAAAAAGGTATACTTACTCCTACTGCTTTTCTGGGCTGTAAATCTAAAGGATCAATTTTCTGTATTTGAAATGCCATTTTTATAGTGCTCTTGCTTTATCTTTTTCTAGAGATGCTTTATAAATTGCTGCTGCTTTAGATACGAAATCCATTTCAGTAGAAGCAAAAGACTGTACTGGTGTAGGTGTGAACTGTTCCATCATATTCATTCCTAATCCCGGTGCCTGTACTAACCCTTCTGTCACACTTGCTAGATTTTTGTACTCCTCTTGAGTCATACTTGCTTTTGTCATATTGAAAATCTCTTGTAAAGCATTTACTCCTGTTTTTTCAGGGGAAAGGCTTTTAGGAGCAACAGGACGAGGAGTTTGTTGGTATTTTATTTCAGGAGTTTTTTTAGGAATTCTTTCTTGTACATCTTCTGATAAAATTCTTGTTAGTTCTTCCCTAACGGCTTCTCTAACGGCTTCTTTTATTAGATTCTTAAAAACTTCTGGTTTCATAATAATAAATAGTTGTATTAAGGTAATTGATTATCTATTCTAAATTTTATCTCATCTAAGAGTACTTGAGTATTTGCACTAAACGAAGACTCCCCTATCATTACAGTAATTCCTTCTTTATCCTTTGCAATAGCGTACCTTTTCGGAGCGATTTTCGGTGAATTCGGGTCTTGTATAATAGATAGGGTATATCCTTTATATAGGTAATTTGCATCAGGAGTTCCTTCCGATCCTGTATTTGCAGGGGGCTGTGCTAATGCTGTTAGTGCTGCTATGTCAGGAGAGGTTCTACTACATTCTTCGATTAATGAATCTAAGGTAGAAAGACGATCGAGAAGTCCTTGAACTGTGCTTGTAGCTCCTGATATTAATGAGGATAGGGCTTTACTATCAGCTTCTAATCCGTCTAGTGTCTTATTTAGTTGAATAAGAGTATCACTATACCGTGTAAGGATATTAATTGGAATACCTATACCTCCTGTCATTGGAGGTATGATTGCTGTCGGAATAGGTATATTCTTAATAACTGTAATCGCAGCTGTTACTCCTATAATCGTTCCGTTTAAAGTATTTACGAAGGAGTTTAAGCTTGAGATTCTTCTACTAAAGCTATTAACTGCTGTTGTTAAGTTGTTTTTTAGCTTTATGGTGTTTTGAAGATCTTGTGAGGAAGGGCAGGCGTTTTGAAATTTAGAAAGAGCAGTCAGGAGTTGGCTTTCAACCTGTGAAGTTAGGTTTCCCTGGAGGGTTCCTATTTGATTTGCTATTGTTCCTGCTATACTGCTATATGCTGCCATTATTCTGTAAAGACTTTTTTAGATTGAAATAAAGCGTATTGAGTTTTTAAAGTACTTATCGCCGCTTGTACGCTTGGTCCTGCAACATTCAAAGAGATTACTGCACCTGCTCCTACTGCAGAAGCTGAAGACATTGCATTAGCAACTGTCTCTAAGGTAGCTAAGAGTGTACCTAACCAGTTTTCTAACTGTTTACCTAATATAACTGGTTGCTGAAAGCTTGTTGTTGCTTTTCTAGCTCCTGCCCCTAAATATACCTTTTTACTATCTACACAGAAATACTCAGTCGAATCTATATTCACGGAGTTTGCATTTATTCCGACAGATTCTTTTCCTGATATTAATACGCTATCTTGTTTAGCATTCAGATAAAGTCTATCTGCATTCATCAAGATTTGATTTCCTTTGTATTTATCTGAAGCTAAAGGGAGCGTGTTATAGGAATCTCTTTTAGTATTCGAAGCTAGTAGATTTGCTTTATGGTCGGAAAGAAAATACAGTGAACTATAGTCCTTATTTATATCCTCATAAATTAAATCAGATCCATTTGTTGTATTAATTTGTCCGTTACTAATTAAAATAACAGGCTTACCGTTATTTGTATCGTCAATTAAATCTAAATTTTTTCCTTTATACCCTCCCAGTCTAATTGTATTTCCCAGTCTTCCTTCAAGTAAATAATCCCCTGAATTAGCTTGTAGGGGATTGATGTTTTTCTGTTCCGGTACTCCTAGTAGATTAGACTTCCACTCTAATTGCTTAGTATCTGGAGAGGCGTTATGGTGAGGATGGTTCCAGACACTCACTATACTTGTCCAATAGGTTTGGGTTACTCCTGGATTCTGCAAAGAGGTAGCTCCTGGATTAGAAGATAAAGTAACGATTTCTCCTATTAAAGGTAACTGCCTGGAAGTTGCACTTCCTTGAAAAGCAAAATTCAGTTTATCTATATCCTCTTCATTTGTTGCTGAAGTGGTTATTCTATAATATACTCCGTTTATTTTAGAAGCATCAGTACATCTAGGATCGTCGAAAGATAAAATAATATCAATAACTCGCCCGTACATGATAGGTGCTGCAGGGGTAGATAGATTCCCCCTTCCATTAGAGGTTAA